AAAAGATTATCCAGATGGATTTATTCAACAGTTTCAAATTTTAGATCAAATAAAAAACGAAACTGATCGTGCAATGTTATATGGACCTATATATAAATCTAGAGACAATCAAAAATATGGATATACAACAATGATATCTATAGGATTATTAATAGACTTTTTATATAAATATATTTATCTACCAGCTGTTGATACAAAAGATAATGATTCTCCTATAATTGTTCCAAATATGCAGATTGTATGTGATGATAGATTATGTAAAACAAATTATTATGAAGAACTAGTTTCAGCAAATCCAAGTAGAATTTTATTATACCAAGGAAATACAGAAGAATCAAAAACAAATGATTATATAAGACAAGCTGGTACTGGAGATGGAATAGAAGTAACAGAAGGAGGTTTACGAATTGCAGATAGCATAGACGATCTAGGAAACGAAGAAACTATAGCAACAGAAGATTATGTTATTAACTATTATGATGGTATTGAAAATATAGGAAATATTCCAGGATTCTATCAAGTATCTGACAAGGATGAAGTAAATCCAACCTCTGAATCAACTAAATATGGATGTTTATCAAGAATATTAATTAATGTAGAAACAATTGCAGAACTAGAAAGTAAATTACGAGAACAAACCACCAGGCCATTTACTATTAAAAATTTTATGATTGAAATATCAAATGAAATTAAAAAACAATTGGGTTATGCAATATTTCCTGGTTTAATTTATCATTCAGAATCACCAAGTACTTTATTGTTTTATGATCAAAATTATTTTGGACCAGATTTACAAATAGCAGAATTTGAAATACCAGTATTTTCTAGCAAATCTCAAGGTACAGTCGTACGTGATATAAAATTATCATATGATGTGCCAGATAAATATAAAAATTTATTATTTGGATTTAGATCACAAGCAGTATCTCCTACTAAAGTTGCTTCATATAATCCATATCTAATATCTAATTCTTCGAAAGCTCGTGAAGAAGAACAAGAAAAATGGAAGGAAAATCACGAAAAATCATTAACACAATTAGCAGACGCAAAATCAGAATTAACAAAAGACATTTATGATAAATCATATATTGATAATTTACAAAATGCATTGGAATTATATGTAAAATATTCTGAACCATCATTACAAGAATCTATAGATCAACAAAAACCTAGATGGTTATATACATTAGAATTTACAGTCGACGGTATTAATGGATTTAAATTTGGAGATGTTTTACAATTTAGAGGATTGCCAAAAAAATATAATCAAGATTATGTTTTTATTGTAGATAAAATAACACATAAAATAGATGCAACTGGTCAATGGACTACTACTTTAAATTGTGGAACTAGAGCAAGAAGCACATCAATAATATAATGAGAAAAAAAGAATATTATAACAAAGAAGAAATTGTTGAAAATCAATATACTACTGGTAAAGAGTATATGACTAAAAATCGTGTTGAATATACTGGATTATATCACAAGTATATTACTGGCGAAGTTTATACATTAGCTACATTTAATGCTAATAAATCAATTCCGCTAATAACTTATCAAGAAGAATCTGCAGATATTAAATTATATAAAGCTAACAAATCAAAAATAAAAACTAAATACAATACTCCGAATATATTATATCCATCTCCTACTGCAGATGATATTAAGAAAAAGCGTATGACAAGATATGTTTTAAAAAATGTATCTACAAATCAAATTTTTGAAACTAATTTACAAACAGTTAAAAATTATCAAAAAAAGAAAATTGACAATAATTTATATCAATTAGAAACAATTGAATGGAAAATCACCGGTCCGTTAAATACCACAACAATAAATGGAATTACTCAAATAGGAGTGATAGAAGAAAATATTGAAACAATACGTAATAAAACAAAAAAAATGTCAGGATTATTACAATATTTCAAATTATATTCTGAATTTTATACAGACACTACATATGAAATACCAGAAAATATAAATCAATCTTTTTCATCTACGCCTATACAAACCACCGCCACTTCAACTCCTACATCAGTATCTACTTCATACTAGAATATTTTGATTTTATCAAAAGATTTATTATTATATTAATGTATGATAATAATAGACGATTCAAAAGAACTAGATTCGTTATTACAAGATATTGAAAATGAGACTCATATATTGGTAGTTCCAATATTAGCAGATCATCAATTACACCCATCTATCAATAAAATATCATGTATATACGTATATTCAAGCAATGAAATTGAATTCATTGTTCCTATACATCATACTGAACAAATAACCGGGTTTAAAGAACATCTAAATAAACTACTCGATCTGGAATCTATATTTGTTCATGACAAAAAGTTATGGTTACAAATGGGCGGAAATAACAATGTTTATGATGTTAAAACTCTATGGTGGTATACATATGGAGAAGCATACGACGAAAATCATTATTATACATCAGCTCATCATTTTTATTGGAGAAGACATACTAATTTGCAGCATGTTAACACAATTGTTCCTTTAATGAAACATATAGAAATGTGTCAAAAAATACGCAAGTATGCAATGCCAATGATAATTAACTCAAAATTATCAAACTCATATAAAAAATTTAATAATTATTATCCAAAAATATTTTCTGAAATTGAATCTAACGGGATGCAAACAACTAATTCATTTAAAATGAAAGAGTTAATTAAAGATGGCCGTGTTTATTCTCAATATCATTATCATACAACTACAGGCCGACCATCTAATGCATTCCGTGGATTTAATTTTGCAGCAATGAATAAACAAGATGGCACAAGAGATTCATTTTGTAGTAGATTTGAAAATGGTGCATTAGTTGAATTTGATTTTGATGCATATCATGTAAGATTAATAGCTCAATTAATTGGATATGAACTACCCAAAGGATCTATACATACATATTTTGGTAAGTTCTATTTTGGTACAGATTCATTAACATCAGAACAATATGAACAAAGCAAACAAATAACATTTAGATTGTTATATGGTCATATAGAAAAAGAATTTTTAAAGATTCCATTTTTTAAACAAGTAAATAATTTTGTTTATTCGTTATGGAATGATTGGAAAAATAATGGATATATAAAGACTCCAATATTAAAAAGAGTATTAAGTAAAGATAATTTGTCTAACATGAATCAAAATAAATTATTTAATTATTATTTACAAGCTTTAGAAACAGAATTTACAGCTACTAGATTAAATAAATTATTATTGTTATTAAAAGAATATAAAACATGTATTATATTATATACATATGATTCAGTGTTATTTGATGTTCCAATTCATGAAGCGAAACAAATATTACCAAATATAAAATCATGTTTAGAAGGAAATGATTTCCCTGTTAAATGTAAAGTAGGCAATATTTATAGTAAAATGAATGACTTCAAGTTATGATAAATAAAATTATTAATGAATGGACATATCAATTAGATTCTGGATATCCAACCAAAGAATCAGATTATGAAGTTCTTCGTACGGTATTACAAGAAACCAATATGCTTTCTGAACAAGAAATTGATCAAACAATTCTGCTAGCAAAAGGATTACATGAACAATCACCGGAGCTAACAAATACACAACTTTTATCAGAAGAAGATTTAAGATCAAGATTATCAGATATAAAAATACCTAATGATTTAATTAATATAATCATAACTATATATTCTGGATTATCAGATACAGAGAAACAAGAATTTTCAAAAAATTTTAGAATACATTCAATTGAATCATTTATACAACAAGGATATATTCCATTTCGAAAATTTTATAATGTTATACCTGGAGGAGCTGCATCTGGAATGGGACGAGGCGAAATGATGACATTATTAGCAGTAAAAGATTCTGGCCCGGGTGGTACTGAACGACATGATATTGTTATGCCAAATGGCGAATGGGAAGTTAAAGAATTAGAAAAGAAAGCTTTTAGACCAGCAAAAAAAGGAATGGCATTTGCTTTTGATTTTGCTCCAAAAATTATAAAATTTTATAATGATATTATTGTTCCATTTTCAAACATAGGAGATCCTGGCGATGAATTAATACCAATGGTAGATGATAGATCAAAACCATTAGTAAAAAAATTAATTGATATATTAGAATCTAGATTTGAATCCGTTGCTGATATGAATAAAATAAAAAGTGCTAATGAATGGAAATTAATGTTATTTCATAATTGGTATGAAGGATTTAAAGAATTAAACCAATTATTTTATCAAACAAAATTTGATAGTGATGTAAAAGATACCAGATTAGTTGTTAAAACTGGAGGTAAAGAAAAAGCATATTGGATATCAGATACAGATGCTGATAATATTGAATTAAAGTCCGGGGAAGACGATCCAGCAAATATTAATGTTGGTGATGCTATTGATAATGTAAATCAAAATATACAAATTTGGTTTAAACGAATTGAATTTAATGAATTTATTAAAAATCCAAGAATTTTTATAGAGGAATTAAATACTGTTAAACATACATTTTTTGAAGGAGTATTGGGAGTTATATATTATTTAAAAGAAGCTAAAGATCAAAAACCATATTTATCTAATCCTTCTGATTTTCTTATATATCAAATTTCACAAGGTCAATATCGTTTTAGATTAACAAATCATAGTGCTAATAATAAACCATATCAATTAGATCAAAATTAGGATAAGAAGTGAGGACACAATTACTGTGCACATTTGCACATAAAAATAACTTAGACATAGTTACAGAATATATCAAACAAAACTTTGAAATTCCAGAAAATAGAATATTTGTATTTTCAAACTATGAAAATAGAAATGATTTGTATTGCACATTTAATGCCGAAGACAACGGATATCGTGGTAAAAATACAATATCAATTCACAGAAAAAAAGAAACTAACACATTGTATACGGTTAATGCATTAAATGAAGTTATCAAAGATTTAAACAATGGTATATTAGATAAAACAATGATATTACCATGGGAAGCATTTGAAAATTCTTTTTTATTAACTGATGACAATGGTTATCGTAGAGTAGATTTGGTATTTTATAAAAGAATTAATTTTTAACTATATTTATATATGTAATAAAGAAAATACTATCATGATTAAATTAAAAAGCTTATTAAAAGAAACATATGCGTGGGAACGTAGAGCAAATGGATCTTTACCTACATTAAAAGATGTTCAAAAAGAATATAACAAGAAAAAAGCTCAAGAAGCGGTAACCGATCAGGTAAAAGAAGTTTTAAAAGACAAAGACGGAAACGTTCGTACAGATTTAAAATATACAGACAATCAAAACTATCAACCAAGAATTGAATTAAAAGATACAAAAATGGATAGTGGTACAAATCTTACAATAACAGTTAGTATAGACGGAAGTACTCCATTTGATATAGAATTTGATGATTATGATGAAGTTGATGATCATGGATATGAAAAAGCAATCTACTTAATGGGAGCTGACGATGGTGGTAATGAATGGGGAATGGAAGGATCAATGGCATTTCATGGAGAATTAGAAGATTTTGATATTGACACATTAGAAAAAATGGAAAAATAATGAGTAAATTGCAAGAAAATATGAGAAGATTTAGAACTAAAAATCTTCAAGAACAATCATTATACAAAACTATGGCTGACATGTATAAAGCTTTAAAGTCTGGTCAAGTTGATGCTGCAGGAATGGCAGAAATATTAGAAATAGCAGATGCACCGGCTATATCAATTACTACATCCGGAATAGGGTTAGGAAATGATTCAGAAGCAGCTATACAAAGCGTATTTGCTGCAATCAAAGATATTAACACATTAAATAAAGTATTTCAGATATTAAAAAGATCAGTAGAAGATTATATTGATGATGTCGGCGATGAGTTATATGATAAAAATTTTCATGGCGGAGTAAATGTTCCTACAGTTAGACAATCATTACAAAGACTTGGATACCAAATTAAACAATAAAAAAATTAAACAATTACACAATTAACTTTGAATTAACGAATTAATTACTTATAATATAATTAATAAATAAACAAATAATAACAATTAAACAATTAAAGGATACAATATGAGTTTAGACTTAAACGCCATAAAGGCAAAACTTAACCAATTAACAACAACCAACGACAGAAAAAATAATTATTTCAGACCAGAACCTGGTAAGCAAAGAGTAAGAATTGTCCCTTACGTTCACAGAAAAGAAAACCCTTTCCTAGAAATGTATTTCCATTATGATATTGCAAAGAGAAGTATGCTCTCTCCAATAACATTCGGCAATGCAGATCCAGTAGTTGAATTTGCTGACAAGTTAAAGAAAACTGGCGATAAGGATGATTGGGTTATGGGTAGAAAAATAGAACCTAAAATGAGAACTTATGTTCCTGTTATCGTAAGAGGTAAAGAATCAGAAGGCGTTAAATTTTGGGGATTCGGTAAGACTATTTACTCTGAATTATTATCTATTATAGCTGATCCTGATTATGGTGATATTACCGACTTAATGAATGGTAGAGATATCGATGTTGAATTTACCCCATCAGAAGGGCCAGGACAATATCCAAAAACTGCTATTAGAGTTAAGCCAAATACATCAGCTGCGACTGAAGATAAAGCAATTGCAAAATCAATAATGGATCAACCTAAGATTACTGACTTATTTCCAGAACCAACGTATGAAGAGTTAGAAAAAGCATTAAATGATTGGATGAATCCAGAAAGTGCTGACTCTGATACTACAACTACAAAAGCAGATACATCTACTAGTCAAACAAGTGCAACAGAAACTGTTACTAAAAAAACAGATGTAGCTGAAGCATTCAACGATTTATTTAACGATTAATAAAGGACCAGTTATATGGCAAAGAAAAAGAGCGAACTGGAAGATTCGTTAGCTGCAACTCTTGCAGATAGTATCAATAAACAATTTAAAGGACAAAATTATAAGTCAGCATTTTTCTTAGATGGTGACGAAGATGCTCCTACAAATGTTAATGAATGGGTATCAACTGGATGTTCAATGTTAGATCTAGCTATTTCAAATCGTGCAAATGGAGGTTTTCCTGTTGGTAGAATTACCGAAATAACAGGACTAGAGGCTTCGGGTAAATCCTTGTTAGCAGCTCACACCTTAGCAGAGACACAAAAAAGAGGCGGATTAGCAGTATATATTGATACAGAATCAGCTAGTAGTGCAGAATTTTTAACAGCAATTGGCGTAGACTTAAAAACTATGCTTTATGTTCCATTAGAAACAATAGAAGAAATATTTGAAACTATTGAGACTATTGTTGAAAATGTTAGAAAGTCTGATAAAGATAGATTGGTAACTATAGTAGTCGACTCGGTAATGGGTGCATCTACTAAAATAGAAATGGCAATGGAATATGATAAGGATGGATATGCAACTTCTAAATCTATTATATTAAGTAAAGCTATGAGAAAAGTTACTAATTGGATAGCTAGAGAAAGAATATGTTTAATCTTTACTAATCAGTTAAGAACTAAATTAGGCGTATCTTTTGGAGATCCATGGACAACTGCAGGTGGTAAAGCATTACCATTTCACTCATCAGTTAGACTTCGTTTGAAAAACACCGGAATGATTAAAGCTAGAGTGAATGGAGCAGATCAAGTAGTTGGAAATAAAACCAATGTACATGTTGTGAAAAATAGAATGGGTCCTCCTAATAGAAAAATTGATTATGAAATATATTATGATAGTGGAATTGACAACTATGGTGGTTGGTTAAATATCATGAAGAATTTTAAATTAGTTTCTCAATCAGGAGCTTGGTATTCGTTAGACGATGTTGATCCAGATACTGGAGAAGTTCTAGATACTATTAAATTTCAAAGTAAAGATTTTATGGAAAAGGTAATACAAAATCCTGAAATGAAAGATAGATTGTATAATAGAATTTGCGAAGCATATATTTTTAAATATCGTGCTGGCATTGATGGCGGTATTGACGATGTAGTAGTCGACGAAGAAGTTATAAACGAAGAAGGATAATGAACAAATACCAAGAATTATTTAAACAACTTCAAAAAGAAAAAGAAAGTATTAATCAGAGTCCTGACGATCATATTATGATTTTTGACGGACTCAATACTTTTATTAGATCATTTTCAGCAACTCCTTCAACTAACGAAGATGGTGAACATATAGGAGGTATTACTGGATTTCTATATAGCATTGGAAAATGTGTTAGAGATTTCAAGCCTTCTAGATGCATTATTGTATTTGATGGAGTTGGTGGATCTAAGCGAAGAAAAAAGATTTATAAAGATTATAAAGGTAATCGAGCTAATAAAACAAGATTACGAAGACATGATCATCATATGCCTAGCATTGAACATGAGCAAGAAGCTATGAGACATCAATTTAGTAGACTAGTATCATATTTAGATGCATTACCAGTTACATTTTTATCTATGGATGGAATTGAAGCAGATGATACTATTGCATATATTACTCAAATGTATGAAGCAAAAAGTAAAAAAATTACAATTGTATCAACAGATCGTGATTTTTATCAATTAGTTAATAATCAAATTGAAATATGGTCTCCAATTAAAAAGAAAATGTATGATACAGAACGTATATTAAATGAATTTGGGGTACATCCTAAAAACTATGTTATGTATAGATCATTTACTGGTGATAAATCAGATAATATACCAGGAGTAAATGGAATAGGACCTAAAACATTATTAAAACATGTTCCTAAGTTAAATTTAGAACAAGAATATAAATTAGACACTTTATGGGAAACATGTAATGATAAAATAGATGAGTCTAAAACATATAAAAAGATATTAGATAATCAGAATATTATTTCTGACAACTGGAGACTAATGAATCTAAAACTATTAGACATTCCAGCTCAAACAAAAAGTAATATTAGAAGAATAATGGAATCACAAATACCAGAATTAGATAAAATAGAATTTAGAAAATTATTTATGGAAGATAAAATGTGGTCAGTTATGAAAAATATGCCGGATTGGTTAAACAATACTTGGTTATCATTGAGTGCTTTTGCACAAAAAACAAAATAATTGGATTTAGTAATTATTTTTTATATAATAATTTATGACAGATAAGTTAAGTGAGTATGGTTGGTCGTTTCAAATAAAAGTTTTAGCAGCAATGTTCGTTGATAGAACATTTCTTCAACAAATTGCTGATATTATACAAGCAGATTATTTTGAATCAGATGCAAATAGTTGGTTGTTAGAAGTAGTATTAGATCATTTTCGTGAATATAAAACTCCCCCATCAAAAGACGTATTAAAAGTTAAAGTTAC